CAATATTTAGGTTTAAAACACGAATATGGCAAAGTAGATTGTATAGAATTGATCAGATTCTTCTACTTAAATGAACTAAATCTTAAATTTAATCTCCCAACTTATCCTAAATCTAGAGAGTGGATGAAGCATTTTTCCACTACAAGTGTAGACGGATGGGCATCTACGTGTGCGACAAAAGTGGAATTGACAGAGGCAAAAAATTATGATGTAATGGTATTTAAATCAGATAAGTCAAATTTGATCATACATTTTGGAATGTTTTTGCAGCCGTCAAGAATGTTACACATCGAAGAAGGGGGATTCTCGTGTGTAGAAACTTTGTCATCATATTGGTTAGACAAACTATACACGATCTACAGACATAATGACGTGGTATAATTCATATACTGGTTTTCCTTATAAACATCTTGGTGATAATCCAGAAACAGGGATTGATTGTTTTAATCTCTGTTGCTACGTGTATGCCAAGGAATTAGGTATTAATCTACCTTATAGTACCATGGATTTCTGTAATATTGTTGATGAAGACTGGTATCAAAAAACTAACTCACAGCTTTTTATTAATGGTGTTAACAATGAATCAAATGGTTGGATCAAAGTTACTGAGCCTAAAAAATACGATATAATTATAATGAGCTTAGGTTCTTCAAATGTAGCAAATCATTGTGCGTTATATGTTGATAGAAACAGAATACTTCAAACTATGATTAAGCATACTAGCTGGATAGCACCTTACGGAAATTATTACAAACAATATACATTAGGAATTTATAGATGGAAAGATTTGCTGAATTAAAAAGTAAAATGAATGCTCATGCTATGCTGGACTATCCTCGCGAGGCAGTAGGTATAATTACTAAAGATTTTGAATATATACCTTGCAAAAACGTCTCTGATACTCCAAAATTGACTTTTATATTAGATCCAGCAGATCTTATGAAAAACGACGGTAATATATGGGGCATTTTTCATTCTCATCCAGGAGATGAAAACCCCATACCAAGTAAAGAAGATAAAGTAAGTGCCGCTTTCCAAGAATATAAATTTTTGGTAGGATTTAATAACAAATTTTTTATATATTGGCTTGATCAAGATAAAGACGCACTAATCTTTGATAAGTTTGAGGGAAGACACCTTGTTAGCAACAATTAAGATTCATTCTGCATTTAGAGACTATTTTACTGATCTTGAATACAAAGCAGACTTCAATACCTATTTTGATGTAATATCTTATTTGAAGGCTATGCACCCAAAATTTAACCATTACATGAACATGATTGATCACGGACAGAGTGAAGAGACTTTTGCGTTATTAGACTCAGATTACAAAGTCATAACGCAACAAGACCTTTTTATTAGAAAAGTAAAAGAAGATAGTAATCTTTATCTAGTCCCCATGATTGTAGGTGGCGGCGGTAAACGAGGAGGACTTTTTGCTGTAGCTGCTCTTGTTGGTATAGGTATTGCTACTGGTGGGTTTGGTCTAGCTGCTACTTCTACCACCGCTACAGGAGTCGGTTCTGCTACAAGTTTAGTAGGCGGCACAGGAGCCTCAGCTGCTTCTGTGGTAGCTCCTACTACTAGCAGTGGTCTGTTTGCTGGTTTTAACGGTATTGGGGGCTTTGCTAAATCCCTTCTTGGCAACTTAGCAATGAGCTTTATTTCGTCCTTATTTATGAAAAAGCCTAAGAACCAACAAGAAACTGATCAAAATACTCGAGAAGCTGGAATGTTTGGTAATCTAACTAATACCACGCAGTCTGGTACTCCTATCGCTCTTCACTATGGTTTGATGAGAGTAGGTGGTCAGTTTTTAAGTGGGTATATAGAATCAGAAGAACACGGTAAAAATGATGTTATTAGTGTAGGGGATAAGTTCTAATGGGTAAAAACTATTTAAAACATCATAATACTCTTGTACCTTTGATTGGAGGATCTAAAGGAGGCAAGGGCGGAGGTGGTGGTGCTCCTTCAGAAGACCCCAATTCTTTATTCTCAACTGACTTACTATTTTTGACTACAGGCTTAGGTGAAGGGCCTGTATACCGTATTAATCCTAACGGTCCTGAAGATATAGAGATTCAGGATAGTACCATAGATGATTTACTTGATTTTGAAACTGGGTTAGAAGATACAGAAAAATTTAAAACATTATCTTCAACAGGTACAACTACTCAATCACCCTTACCAGTATTTGGGGAAAACATTATCACCCCACAACAATTTGTATCTCCTGTTACGTTGAAAAAAGGTAACTTAGCTGGTTTACCTGCTTCTGGTATTGTTGATCAGGAAACATCAGCACAAGCTTGGGATGCCCTAAAGTTTTTCTTCGTAATTAATACTCTGCAGAAAGTTGAAGGAAACGGTGATGTTAAAACTCATAGTGTAAGTTTTAAAATTACTATTAAAAAACGTGTTTTAACTGGTGATCCTTTTCAAGATAATATTTTAGAGTTTGAAAGAACTTTAACAGGCAAAACTAATACTCCTTTTAAATTCACTGTAAAACTTGAGATTCCTGAAGCAGACCGTGATGACGCTGGGTATAGATTCTCTATTGAAAAAACTAGTGATGATTCTGATTCATCCGCTGTGAATGAAAATTTACAGGCTGTAGGTTGGTTTGAGATTGAAGAAGCTCCACAAGCGTATCCTAGAACTGCTGTGATTGGATATGCTTTAAAAGCAGCTAATGAACATCAGGGAGGTATTCCTAATTTTACTTCTATGGTGAAAGGGTTGCTAGTAAAAGTACCCTCAAACTATAACCAACCCGTATTAGCATCTGGCGAGATTGACTGGCGACATGTTGAAGTTTCTGACAGTGATCGCGCAGCTCAAGGATATTATCTACAAGCTATTCAGTATGTTCCGCAAACAGCGTCAGGCACTGGTGCTCAAAGTGACTTATTTGGAGAAGGCATAGATGTTACTGTATCAGCAGGTACTAGTTACTACACCTCATTTAGTACAACTATTACTCAAGCAAATTCAGGTTATTCTGGTAACCAAGATGGCGGTAATTGGAATGTCATTAGAGAAAATGCAGGTAGCGGAACCGCTACTTGGACGGCTCATGTTGTTGACGATGGGGCATCAATTCAAGGATCAAGCAATGGTAAATCTGTAGATGTTTTTGTAAATGATGTACAAATAGTAGATTTAGGTAGTTCTGGTGGTTCCTGGGGGCCTATTGAATTAGAGCCAGGAGATAAAGTACAGTGGACTTGTTTTGGTGGTATTGGCGGTGGTGGCACTATTAACAGGTCTCAAAACTGGACTTGGAATAAAGACAGTGCTGATACTATTATTGCGTATATCTCTAATACAAACGGCGGTACATCAGGTTCTGGATCAACTCAATCAGCAACAATTACTAATAATAACACAAACAGCAAAGATTTATCACTTGTTACCCCTACCACAGGAGTAACAGAGGAGGTTATCCTTGTTAATGGTGCTTCAAGAACTTTAACTTCAGATCTCGCTTTTACTTCAGCTACTTGGACTGTTAAAGCATATTTAATTCCGGCAGGTACTACTTCAGCTATAACTCAGACAGTTACTAATCCTCAAATATATGTAGGCACTTGGGATGGTACTTTTGTATATTCTTGGACTCAAAACCCTGTGTGGATTATTTATGATCTCTTAACTAATAAAACATATGGACTAGGTATTCCCGACGATTATATTGATAAATACAAGTTTTTTCAGGTAGCTATGTATTGCGACGGATGTGATGCTGTTACAGGTCAATTCTATGGTGTTGACGGTTTAGCAGATGGATCTTTTAGACACAAGCCGGTAGGAAGATTCACAGGTAATAGACAAACTTTAGTAGGTCTGCCCTCTGGTACAGCAATTAAAGAACGTAGATTTACTCTTAACGTTACTATAGCAGACGAAAACCCCGCAATGGATACTATAAATTCTTTAGCAGCCACGTTTAGAGGCGCTTTAGTATATTCTATGGGTAAACTCACACTGGCTGTAGACATGCCTGATGAATTTCCTGTGGCAGTTTTCAATGAAACAAATATTAAAGAGGGATCATTACAGATTTCTGGCAACAAAGAAAGCGAAATTATATCTGGTGTTGACGTAAGTTATATAGAGCCTACAAATCATTATAAGAGAGAGACAGTAAGAATTGATAGTGCTGAGGCTAATGATGGCGAAGAAAGAAGCACTATTACTAATATTTCTTCTCTTGATTTAAATGGTGTTACTCGTAGAAGTCAGGCACTAAGGTACGCACAGTACCAAATTGCCGCCTCAAAATACCTAAGAAGAAATGTACAATTCCAAACTAGTACAGATGCTCTTTCTCTAGCTCCTGGAGATGTTATATCAGTCGCTCAACAACAGTCTGGTATTGCTTATGGTTATAGCGGAAAAATTAGTGCCAACTCAGCAGTGGCCGTAGGCTCTAATTCAAATATCTTTTTAGAACATTTTACATCTCCTACTCTGACAAACTCATTTTTTACAGCAAACACGGGTCCGATTGCTTTGCGTATCATTAGCTTAGTAGATGACAAGGTAGATTTATTTATTCTTAGTAACACGGCTTTTAATCTTACTAAAACTGATAATGTCTCTACAGGATTTGATTCAGTAGAAATAAACGCTATCGAAAAATTTAATAAAACTGACAAAACATTTCAAGCTCTTTCTAGCTTTAATTCTCTTGATGCCCCTGTAAAAGGAGATCTCTGGTCTTTAGGTGAGATAGAGGACGTAAGGAATTATTATTCTAATAAAGCTGGTAAACTATTTAAAATAACAGATATGTCAAGAGATTCTGAAGATGAGACTGTTACTATATCTGCGGTTGAATATATTTCTAATGTATACACAGATTCTGATACTTTTATTGATTACACTCCTACTGCTTATACTGATATATTATCACCTCTTTCTGCACCTCCCGCACCTTATTTTGATTTTTCTGCTAGACCTACCAGAAGACTTGATGGTACTGTTAGAGTTGACGGCGTATTAACTTTTAGAAAAGAAGGACAAGGATATAATCAAGACATACAAACAGAATATTTTGTATCAAAACCTGATGGATCAACTTTAGTTACAAACACAGAATCAGGATCACTTTTTGTAACAGTAAGTAATTCTGATGTACTAGTTAATAATGTACAACCCGCAAGCCTAGAAGGCAAAAACGGCTATCAGACAAGTATAGGAGAAATCAAACTTCTTTGCAATGCTGTGACAACTGTTGATACAGCGGGTGGAACTTTAGACGGAAATATCCAACTTACTGTTGAAGGGTTGAACGTAGCACACGATGAAAACTTTTTTAAACATGTACTAGAAGTAAATGACGCAGGAGTATTTAGCAATCTTAAAGGAACAGACTTTGTTAGCATTCAAGTTAAAGAAAAAACTGCTCCACAGGGATTACTTAATTTTGTAGGTCATGTTTCACAAATTACTGAGTTAAGCATGAATATTGCTGGTTTTGATAAAGTAAACAATACAATTAAGTTTGAAAATAAAAATACTAACGGTCTTACCCTCGATAACCTTATTCCGACTGCTCCGTTTTATGTTACCATCAACCAACTATTAGATGCTAGGTTTTTTAATAATAATAGCTTTTATGTAAGTGGCTCTGAATTTACATATGTTAGCAAAGGAGAGCTAGAGGCGACCTCTACTACTATACCACTTGAAGTAAAACCAAGACGCGCAGAATTTGTTAGACTGTTTATTGATGGTATTGAAAAATCATCTGGTCAGTACACAGTAAATCTTAATACTGGACTAGCTAGAGATGCTAACATTGTCTACACAACTGGCGTAAATGAGACTACTTTTAGAGCAGAGGTAGATCATTATACAGTGCCGGTAATTGAACTTGGTGACAATGTGCAGGCAGCATTTAATAATACGTTTTCAGTTGTAAATACTTCATACGATCCTGCTAGTGCTACTTACAATGCTGCTCTGACTGCCAACTCAATTTACCGTGTTCAACTTTCTGAAACACCAACTTCAAACTTAACTGGTCTTACCTTTGTAAATATCAGTACAGATCCTGTAGGCACTTTGAATAATGTTAATGGTAATACTGCTGTGCTTGATTTCAACACAACCATCTTTCCTGGCACTTTCAACTTAGGTAATAATAGAGTGTACAATCTTAGTGTAGGTGGAGACTTTGAAAAGCTTTTCTTAACAGATGATCTAGTAATCCCAGATCTTCAAGTCGGTACAACCACGATCAAAGCAAGGAATAAAAATGTTTTAGGTAGAAGAAGTCCTTTTGTTTCTAAGTCAGTGACTGTAGATAATATACCGATTCAAAAAGTTACAGGCTTAACTATTACAGAGTCTTTATATCGTGAGCAGAGTGGAGGGGTAGCAGTGCGTGCTACTGTGGTGTTTGATCATATTAGCGGGCAAGAAATAACAGACTATGAAATTTCTTACAGAATGGATAATATTGAAGACATTGGTACAGACGATGGTGGTGCGGATCTGACATCGTTCAACACCGTTAAGGTTCCTGCTACGGGTGTAGACGATGACGGAAAGATAAGATTTACAGTTAATGGTATTAACAGAGGTACAATTGCTGGTACTAACTTTATCACTTTTAGAGTTACTCCCTTAAACAAGTCTATCAGAGGTGTTACTGCAACTGTTTCAAAAGACATTATTGGTAAAACTGCTGCACCTAAAAATGTATTCAACTTTACAGGCGGTCAACAGACAGATCAAATAACATTGCTTTGGACTTATCCTCGCTCTACTTCGGGAGACTTGTTTGATCTTGATTTGAAAGAAGTAGTAATCAGAAGAGCACCAGGAACTGTATCAAATACTGTTGCTAACTTCATTGCTTCTGATCCTCTTGTAACAGTTTCAGCTGGTACTGCTCGTAAATCAATACCAATTGATACATTTGGTGAGTTTACTTATTTAGCTCGTTCAAGAGACACTAGCGGTAATTTTAGTGAAGACGTTCAGTCAATTACTTTAACGACTTCTCGCCCTGACAGATCTACAGTTGTTGCTGCCTTTAATGAAGACTCTCCTGGCACTGACTTTACTAATATTGAAAATGATAATGGGGATGAAAATAACTTCCCATCATTTGCAGATTCAAACACTGGTGGTATAGCGTTTTCAGAACCTGATAGTAGTTTTGATACAAGCCTAGTAGATAACGCTAACGGAACAGCAACAGGATTTTCTGCTATTGGCGGCTCGCCTAGTGATCTATTAGCAGTTGCTTCTGGAGAGTATATTACTCAGATAAGAGACTTTGGTGCTACAGTTACAGGAGCTGTGTTTGTAGACATTGAAGCGACTCAAGAAGTACAAACTACTTACAACGATACCTATGATGAAATCTTATCAGGCGTTACAGAAGCTTCTCCTAACGATAATGTCTTAGTTGACGTTGACTTTGGTGGTATAGGACACGTTCTAGGATTTAGTAACGCTGCGGTAGTAAATCCGCGCTTTGATTCTAATAACCAAACATGGATGAGTGGAGGAGTAGCAGGCAATGTCTATGCTATATGGAACGAAGGGATCAATACTACTGACAGCACAAATGCTAATTCATACGCACTGATTGCCGGTCTGATTAATGCTAACGCGATTGAACTTGGAGCAACTTTTTTTGCTAATGGAGAGCCTACAGATTCAAACGCTTTTGCTAATATTACCACGGTAAGCAACAGTTATAAGCTAGTTAACTTTACTCAGTATTCTGATACAGGGTCAGGTGAAACTTTTGAAGGAACTCTTGGTGCTGTTAGTTCACAGGTGTTGATCAGAACTACTACTGCTGATAACACAACACTTTATTATGCTAATGGAAATGTTAATACTGCTGCCTTTGTTGGATCCTCTACTAATGACGGATTTATCACTTATCAAGCAGGATCAAGAACTTTTCGGCAGTTCCAATTAAAATTTATCCTAAACAATTCAAAGCCTAATGAATTTGACTTTACAATTGATAAGTTTAGGTATAGTATAGAAAAAGATACAGTCACGTTTACAGAAACAGTAACATATGATGCTGCGCCAAAAACAGTTAATTTTTCAACAGCTAATTTCTTAAACAGACCTGTAATATCATACGCAGTTTTAACTCAAGAGGATACTCTTGCTAATCCCGCTATTGTTGTAACAACATCAGCTAGTAACCAGCAAGCACAGTTCCAACTTGTAGCTGCTGATGGTACAGGCGCATATCAGGCTAATAGTACAGCAACTGTTATGGTGACGGCAGTAGGAGTATAAATGTCATTAGTAGATTCAAATACCTATATTGAACCAACCGCTGGAACCTCTCTTAATGCAGCTCGTTCTCAGTTTAACAATTCTATTAGGTCACTTCTAACTAATTTTAGATCTGATGGTACTCCAACAACCACTAATATTACAGCATCTGGCGCCGGTATTGGTGAACAGGATGGTATGCTTTTCCGTAAAGCAAATTCAAACGTAGCCGCACTTTATATATCAGATGGGGATCATAAAAAAGACGCGCCTGTTGGTGGTAACTTTACTCGTGTTGGTATAGGAAATAGAGTAGAAAATGGCATCGCATCCATGATGTCAAACGTTACTCACTATGAGATAGGTGAACTAACTGCCACAGTCTCAGCAGACGTAGGTCTTGCTTCTAATGCCCGTTTGTATCTTAATATAGCAAATAATAACACTGATGCTGATTTTGTAGACGTAGGCATACCTCCCACTAACGGATCTGTAGTTAATACTATGATCGCTATTAGTGGCGTGACAGGTGATCGTGTTAACTTTGCTTTTGATGAAGTTACTTCAGCACCTGGTAATAGACAAAACGCGCATCTAAAAGTAGGCACAACAGGTGCTGCTTCTAATAGCTCTATTTTGCTTGGTTCTCAGAATACCGTTTCAAACGTGTCTATCGTTAAATTGCACGGAGGTATAGCGGAAGATGCTGGTATATCTATATTTGATCAAAATAATAAATACGCCCCTGTATCTGCTAATATTATATCCCAAGCAACTATTCAAGGGGGAGACACTGATGTTGCTCCGTTGCTACCTGCCGGATCAGTAATCGCTTGGTCTGGTTCAACTGCTCCTAGTGGCTGGTTACTATGTCAAGGTCAGCAAATAAGTAGAGATACATATGCAGCTTTGTATGCTGTAACAGGAGTTACTTACGGCTCTGGTGATGGATCTGATACTTTTGATATTCCTGATTTACGTGGTAGAACAATTTCTATGGTTGGGACGAATATTGCATTAGGCGATAGAACTACCGACCAATTTGCTGCTTTACATAAAACCACCACAGACTCGGGATCTGCTGTATTAGCAGTAGGAGACATTACAGTTTCAGTGGGTGCTAAAGATGCTGGTGGTGTTACGGTTGTTAACTCGGTAGGGTCTTCTGGTCATACTCATACGGTTCCTGTACCGTCAACTACACTTAACTATATTATTAAAACATAAGAGGAAAAAATGGAATACATTAAATTCAACATTGAGGAAATGAATTAGGAAGGGGCGAGTCTCGGATA